ATTAAAATAATTTTCGTTAAATGGAATTATTTTTTCTCTAATAGGAATGTTTTCATTAAATAAAATATCTTTAACCATATAATCAGAAATATTGAATTTATTTTCTATGTAAGAAATACTTTCTCCGCTTATATAACATTCAATTATATATTTCTTTTCTTTATCACTAAATTTTCTTTTATTATTTTTATTTCTTTGAACTATTATCTCCGATGCTATACATCCACAACTTTTAGTATTTCCACTTAATAATGCGTTAGTTGGTATATTGATTTCTTTATTATTAATACAACTACATTTACATAGCCATAATTTTCTATGTTCTTTATTTCTGCCATTTTGTCTAAGAACCGTTAATCTTCCAAATACCATTCCAGTTAAGTCTTTTTCTCTGTTTTCCATCCTTTCTGTTTTTAAGTTATACTTAATGCATTTAGTTTGTATACATGAATAGCTAACATTTAAAATATCAGCTATTTTTTGCAATGGTAAATTTTCTTTGATATATGGTTCTAAATCTTCCTTAGCAATATGTTTAGACACTATTATTTTTTACCTTTCTTTGTTTCATCTACTTTACCACCTCAATATCATCAAAAATTACAGGTATTAAAGTTTTTAACTCATTCAATAATGGAATAGTGACTTCTCTCATTTGAGGATGAGCTACCTTTGCGGTTCTTAATCTAAAGAAGTGTCTCCATTCTCTCAAATTCATAGTGACAACTATTTCTGTCTTTAATGAGTTTGGTAATACAGAACGTGCTTCTTGAGCTGATGATCCTAATTCTAATAGATCAAAGTAGAAATTTTCTGCTTCTAAACATGATTGCTTCCATGCTTCATATTTTACCGTTCCTTCTTGATAAAATAATGGTTCAATTACTGCTATTTCTTTGTTAAATTTATCTTTACTATAGTTGCAGTACCTTGTTGATTCTTGTGCATAAGAAGCAACCCTATGTCTAACAATTTCATGTGATACTCCTCTGTCAACCGTAAACTTAACAGAGAAACTATAATGTTCAATCATTGCTTCATGACCTCTTTTAATTAAATCTGCAACAAATTTTATAGATGATTCTGAAGTAATATTATTTTCGCTTTTGTAGCAAACTCTACCAATAGTCTCGATAAATTTTAGAATTTCCTCTCCATTAATAGGTGTCAATATTTCATAACCAGCTTTAATTATTTTCATTTACTTCTTCCTTTACTTCTTTATTTTTAACCACTTCCAAAACATTTGAAATGCACTCAATAATCACATTATCAAATTGCACCCTATAATAAGCTTTCCCTTTATGTTTTGATTTCGATTTTATAATGCCTTCCTTATCATATAGGTCATCGTATAATCCACCTTTATAAATAACAGGATCTTTATCTGAAAACAAATATTCTTCATCAAACTTATATTTTTCCTCACTGAATTTATCCTTTGGTTTCTTCTTACTCGTTTGTGACAATAATGATTTACTTTTGCTTGCTATAATAATTCATCCTTTCTTCTCTTAATCTTTCGTATACTTTGGTCTACTACTTAATTCAATCATCTCTTCAGGTTCTTCACAGTCACAAGATTTACATGGACAATTATCACAATAATCCTCATCTAACATTGCTGTGCTTGCACAATTAATACATTTAGTAACGAAACTCATATTCTTACAATCTGTACAGAAAACGTATTCAGTTTTATTTTGGTTCGTACTCATAAATTACACATCCTTTTGTGCATTTATTATATTTTATTTATGTATCAGTATTGGAGATAACCAACAAGTTCAGATTCATCCACATTCATAAACTCTTCAATATCTTCATTTTTAGTATCGTCAGGGAATGAACAATATTTATGATTATCATCTGGCATATTCTGCATATGACTTATCTCTTCTTTATCAAATATTAATAAGATGGGTGTTTGAGTGGAATCATAGAATGTTTCTCCTATTTTGACTTTCATGAACTATACATCCTTTCAAACCTAGCTTTTATTGCCTAAGAAAACTCAATTTTGCACAATAATACACCAAAATACATACTATAATCATTTAAACGCACTTCTAAGCTCTTTAAATTATTTTTGCTAAGAAGTACACCAACCATGTTAATCTGATTGAATATGGGCTAAAATGGAAGGAGTTTGTTGGTGTATTGTCAATAAAATGGTTGATTTAAGCTAATCTACTTTCTATATCATCAACTAACTCTTGTAATGTCCAACCTTCCGCATATTCGAATGTTAAGTCCTTATCGTCCGACTCGTTTTCATGTGCTCTCCAAAATAAATGGTGATCATCAAATCCAAAATCTCTATCTAGTTGACAATTATATTTCTTTTCAATTATCTTCTTAGTTAATTGCATTTGATTTACTCCTTCCCAAACAATTTTATCTTCTAATTATTTCTATTTCGTTACTAGACCAATAGTCTCCCAATTCTAAACAACGATATATTTGCAACTCGTCGCAAAAATGTGTTTTTTCAACAGTAACATAGCAACCAATAAACTTTTCTTTCCAAGAGTATCTATTTTCTTCTATACTTTCTTCATCTTTATGTAAATGTAACATGCCAGTTAAATTAGACTTATCTACTGAAACAATCTGTGCTTCATATTGTTTGGAGTGATAGTGGTTATGAGGGTCATATGTATTACCTGATTGGATTCCCACATAATCTCCGTTTTCTCTGCGAACACATTTTTCATTTAGCCCAATATAATTTTCCCAAACAGTAAAAATTTCTATATTATTTCATCTCCTTTCAGTACATGAATTAGGTTTTTGGTGAAATTATTCTGCTTCCGATTTATACATATTTAATAATTCTTCTCTGGATAATTTTAATTTCTCTAAAGCATATTCTAATAACACATCATCCTCAAAATCTTCTTCTCTGCAATATTTACAACTTCTGTATGCATCAGTATCTTCATTTTCTTCCTCATCTCTATAGCCATCTGTCTCAGCACATTCTAATGAACACCAATGTTTACCACAATCGCAACTCCAATACTCTCCACATTCACAAACTGATTCTCCGCAAACATCACAATCAAAAAAATCTACACTCATTTTATTTATCCTTCTTTCATATTTTTTTAATATCTATATCTCTTCAAACTTCCCTTAGAATCATTATTTCTTGGGTTAATACCATTCATAATAGTCTTTAAAATTTCTATCATAATTCCAGTAATCATCTGTACCGTATTCAGGGATAAATTTACAAAGCACAACGTTGTCAAGTAATTCTTGGTTTATATCTTTATCTATATATGCATATTGCCATCTATAACCTCTAGCATTATCACTAGCTCTAACTGCCTGGTAATAATCTCCATTTCTTAATTCAATTGTGAATATTCCAGTATTAGGAGATGTTTTAGTAACTTTATTAATATTTTTTTGATTCATATTATCAAGCAAGTCCTGTAGTTTATTAAATGCTCTTTCTATTGTTGAACCATAAATAATTATATTTTTTGCCATAATTTCACCTCCGATAGAACTATCATTTCCCGCATTTCTTAAAACCACGCAACCACTTATCATCTCCAAAATGTTCTCCACATTCTTTACATTGATCCCACAATAAACTACTTTTGTCTGAGTCTGTAAGACCCAAATATTCACAACGATAAACCGAAACTGTTTCTGAGTATTCTTCACCATCATAAGTGCCTGTAAGAGTATTTTTGCCTATGTATTTGTGCCACTTGCATTTTTTAATTTTGAGTCTTGGCATTATATTTTCATCGTAAGAGGTAATTACATCTAATAATTTATAACAATAGCAAGTATCTTTAGGTATCCATTTCTTCATTGCTCTTTTCTTTATGATTGATCACCTCTTTTCTTTATTTCATTGGTTTAATTAACTTATAATATTTCCAAACTCCATTATCTAAATCAAAAGCGTAAGTATAATTATATTCTTCGTTGTCACGCACCTCATATTCTCGTTCTGTGATTTCAATCCATTTATTATTGTAATGATCTATTAATTCCTTCGCTAATTCTTTCATAGCTCAATTCCTCTCTATGAATGACATATTTTATTTATTTCCTATAAGCAATCAAAGACTTAATCTTTTCATAAACAGTTGTAATTATTAATGCAAGTAGAATAAGTATCAATGATAAAATAACTGGTATTATTATCAGATTATTTTCCTCCTTTGTAGCTCATCTCTAACTCTAATAATTTTATATACTCTTCAATTGTATAAGAGATATTGTCATTATCTGGAGAGTAACATCTATAAGATTGTTCTTCAATCTCTGGTAATTTGTCTTCCATATTCATTCAACCTTCTCTTTTTCTTTATCATCGCTAGATCTAAGACCAATACATGCAGGAAATAATAATGCCCACAAACAGGTTCCATCTTTTGTAATGTAAATACCTACTGATACTGCCAAAGCTGTAGCTACCCAAGCCATACCATATGCCAGATATGCCATTTTAATTTTCCTCCTTAATAATTTCTAAAATAAAGTCTGCTAACCCATAAATAAAATCATCATCAATCTCTTCAAAATCATCCAATGTCATAGTGCCAACATTGAATGCTGATTTTACTCTTGTTAGGTTATAAATATAAGTTCCATCTTTAGAGTTGAAACCAAAGTAATTATAGAGTTTTTCTACTAATTTTTCTTTGTCTATTGTAGGTTGAGTTTCTACTTTGTCCACTCTTTTAAAAACTTCTTTCATAGAATCTCCAATAATATGACCAGAATCTTTGGTTGTTTTACTTGCATTGTTTATCATCTCATTGAACATCTCTTGTCCTGATCTCATTATTCTATCCATTGTACTCTTTCACCTCAATTCCCAATTCTTTATGTAACCACTCACTCACGATATGCCTATGGCAAAAATCAAGTGACTTCTCCCAACATAATAATACTGCATCTTCACCTAACTCTTCATATACTTGTTTGGGATCTAGTTTGGATAATACATCTTCATAATAATGTTTTATGTAATATTCTTCATCTCTATCTAATTTATATTTGTTTAGTAAATTCCATGTTGGTGCAAGTTGCTTATATTCTCCACATTGATACCATTTTGGTTTACTTAATGCGATTGATACTGCATTAAGTCCTTTGTATTTTGCAAAGTAAGATGTTTGCATTGTTAACTCCTTTCTAAGAGCAATTCAAATTGTACTTTTATTTGGTTGGAGTAGGTATTAACCCACTCCACTAGTTCTCATCATATCAATAACTTCTCTAATTTTATCATGTGGATCTTGCCATGTAGGAGGTTTAATGATCTTACCATCTCCTTCTCTGAACCTTGGTTTGCCATCTTCCCATAATTTGCTCATATTGGCATCTTGGACAACTTTAAATACTTTAGCAGGAGACACGCCAATTTGAACCAGTGTTCCAAGAGCGAAATAAATATTATCAATCATTGCATCCACTTGTTCATAAATATCGCCATTCTCTGTTGCTTCAAGAAACTCGTCAATTTCTTCTTTCATCCACTTATATCTATTTTTAGCTACTTCCATACTCATTAATGTTGGTATTTCTGCATAGGGGTGATTAAACGCTTTATGAAAATCTTTTACCATTTCATACTCTTGATTAATACTCAATTAATTTCCTCAATTCTTTATTTTTATTTTATATCTTTACTACGAACACTTGCTATAACCACATGATTTACAATCTATACAACTTCCCTCATTAATTAAGGGATCTCCGCAATCTGGACAATTATTTAAATTATATTTTACTTGATTTACGATTAGCTCTACTCTTTCTTCAATTTCATTACTTACTTTAGAAGGAATGTTTTTAATATTCTTAAACTCATTATCAACATCTTTTACAGCTTGTTTAAGAATATTGGCAATAGCATGAGGACAACTTGCTCCTTTGCTAACTGGTTTTCCTTTGGCTCTAGCAGTTGTGTATGAAGAACAAATATCTACGCTTTCTAATTGGTCGATAATTTTTTCAATTGGGATACCACCACGTAATGATAATGATACTAATCTAGAAACAGCTTCTTGATTGCTCTTACATGTGCCACTACTTCCTTTGTTAGTAAACGTTTGGTTAATGTTTCCTTGTTCGTCCCACGTAACATTAATATATGCATTTCCACAACCACTAACAAATTTATATGTTTTACCATTTGCCTCTGATGGAGCTTTGATTACAAACCCACGATCTAAAGTAACATCAATAATTTCTTCTTTGATTGTATTAGATGTAGTTAATACTTGATTTTCTCTACAGCCATCTCGATATACTGTAATTCCTTTGATACCACTTTTTGCAGCCATCAAATACACATTACCAACATCTTCAACAGTTGCAGTATTTGGCATATTTACCGTTTTTGAGATACTAAGACTGACATACTTTTGAATTTGTGCTAATACCTTTACATGCCATTCTGGAGAAATGTCATTTGCGGTAATAAAGATACGTTGAGTTTCTTTGGTAAAAATATCATCCAATCCTTGAATTGAACCATCATTTTTAGTAATTATTTTTAAAATTTCTTCAGTGTATAGATTATTCTCTTTTAGGTATTTTTCAAAAACGGAATCAAAAGTATAATATTTATCATTATCATTGTCTGTACGAATTGTTCCCAATGCCCATAATGGCTCAATTCCTCCTGTAGTATTTGCAATGAAAGCAATACTTCCATTTGGAGCAATACTAGTCATACTAGAACAACGAACCTCTAGATTCTGCTCTTCCCACTTACTACCCTTCCATGCAGGATAAACTCCTCTTTCTTTCGCTAATTCAATATTATATTTTAATGCCTTTTCATTAATAAAACTGTATAATTCATCCACAAAGTTTAAGCATTCTTGTGAATCATATGGTATTTTCAAAGAGTATAATAATTGTGCTAATCCCATTGTTCCAAGTCCAATAGGTCTCAATGATTTTGTCATATCTTCAATCTTTTTAAGGGGAAGTTTATTCATTGTAATCATATTATCTAGAAATCTAAAAGCTAACCTTATATTTTCTTCTAGTTTATTCCAGTCAACTTTATTGTTTTTCAGTATCTTCATTAAATTAATTGAGAGTAAATTGCAACTTGAATAAGGCACATTTACAAACTCATGACAAGGGTTTCCAAATACTTCCAAATATATATGAGGATTCATATTTCCATCGTCCATGTTCGTTTGATAGCTTAAACCTGGTTCTCCTGTTTTATGAGCACATATCATAATCTCATTCCATAAGTCTGTTGCTTTGACTGTTCTATAAACTTTTCCATTGAATTTCAAATCCCAATTGCTATTATTTTCTACTGCTTCAACAAACTCTTTAGTAACACTGACTGAGATATTCATATTAGTAAGTTCTTCTGTATTGTCTTTTGAATGAATAAAATCAAAAATCTCAGGATGGTCACAAGGTAAGTCAATTTTTATAGCACCATTTCTTTTATTTCCTTGCTTTACTCTGTTTACTACTTCATTAAAAATAAACATAAATGATACTACACCAGATGCCTTGGAGCCAGATGATTTACAAAGTTCTCCGTTAGGTCGAATCTTTCTCATTGAAAAACCAGCTCCACCAGACATTTGAAATATCTTCGCACATTCTGCTACGGTCTGAAAAATTCCTTCAATATTATCTTCAATATCGACGATAAAACACGAACTAAGAGATTGTGAAGGTGTACCTGCGTTAAAAATACATGGACTAGAAGGAATGAATTCCATGTCATTAATTTTTTGGTAGAATTTTTTTATGTATAAAGAAACATCATTTTTATTTTCAGCTTGGGCAATACTTGTAGATACTCTTTTAGCGATATCAGACCATGTATGTTCAATTAACTTTCCTTGACTATCTCTTAAAAGATATCTTTTTTCCAATAACTTTTGTACATTCTCATTAATTGTTGCCATTAATTATCCTCCATTTATAATTTATTATATATTTATTATTTTATATTTATTATCTCTTCCCAATTTTTCTGAAATACTCATCAGTCATGATATAACTAAGCCCTAAACTATTTTCCATTTCAAGATATCGTCCAGCATTACTAATCATTTTATATCTTTCACCTAAAACGAATCCTTCTTCTTTTGATTCCTTAATACATTCTAATTCCATTATTCTCTTCACCATTATGTATTATCTTCTTCCTTTATCTCTTCACTTGTAACTAATCCATCTAAATAATATATGTAGTATTTGAAATTATTATCTACCCTGCATAAATTCTTAAACTTAATTACCGTTCCTATTTTATCGTGATATCTACGACAAGTATCCTTCTTACTGCATAAATCGTTTCTACAAGTGCTAATATATGTTTCGTCCAATTATTATGTCTTCCTTTCTGTTAGAATTCTTCACGACATCTGTCTAACTCTTTTGTGATACTCGAATCTGTTTGAGTATCTATGTAAAATTGATATAGAATTTCTTTTAGTTCATCTTCATCTGTGACATCGGCAATTTTATCAATTACGTTTTGAATGTAGTCCAATATTTATCACCTCCTTAATACCTCTCTTCAATTAATCCCAGAAGTTATTTATATTTTGTTTTAGAAGATCAAATAATTTATTTTTATCATTCTCTGCATTTTCATCAGATGATCTGCCGTATTCTCTATACGTTGAAAGAGTTTCGTCATCAACATTATGTTCTAATTTATTTCCAACAATTTTAAATAACGCTACTTCCCCATATTTTTCTTCAAATGGTTTTAACGCTTCTTCTAAATAATTATCGTTCATTAGTTTTTCACATAGTAGTTTAACTTCTTGAATTTGTTCGGTAATTCCTTCCGATTTTGAAGTGTATGATTTATCACTATTGAAGAATTTGTCCATTAGTTCAAGTTTTTTATGTAAGATAACGTAGATATAATAATAATCCCATTGCCTATCATTCCATATAATCGGAAAATATTTTATTAGATTTGTTGTACCACTTTTAATATTTCTAATTGTTTTGAAGATATGATTCACTTCCTTTCTATATATTTATTATTTTATGGTTGTATATGTTCCTTTTGAATACCTTAAAATTACACGATTGGTAGGAGTAATTTAGCTACGTGAATCTCATTTATGTCACCTCCTTTGCCTGATATAAGAATACCATTTTTTAATGTGTAAGTCAATATTAATTATTTTATGTTTGTTAGGTAATTATTGATCTCAAATAATAATAGAAGCTACAATAAATAAAACATCCAGTATCCTCCTTGTTCAGAAAAATAAACGGTACGCCATATTTTATAGAAAATGAATGTAATGTACCTATAGCAGACTTAGCATTATATTTACTAGTATACTTACCTGCTCGAATATCTGAATAATCGCCTTCTTCAATGAGTAGAGTCATATTCCCTTTATATCTTAGAAACTCATCTTCAATTCTATTCCTATCATTTGCAAAATTACCTATTAACTCGTCAATATTTGCTTTTCTTTCGATAGTAATTTGATCTGTATAATAAATATCCCTTGGAATTGATAGTTTCTCATTCATTTTTACATAGAATGAATAATCTCCACTTGAAAGGGTTTTAACTTCCCAATTAATTTTTTTCTCATTGAAATATTCTATTACGTGATTATTGACTTTCTCACGAGAATCAACGATTATTACTATAGAACTAAAAATTTCTTTTATTTCTTTTTCTGTATATTTATATTTGTTTATCACGATATATTTCACCATAAACCCCTTCTAAATTAATAATTCTAAATATAGTATTAATATTACATTTCCATTTTTCAGCTAATATCTTTCCCGAGATACCTTTAGCGTTATCTTTTAATATATTTTTTATATCATCTTTTGTGAAATTACTTATCTTTGTAGCTTTAGATTTATCATAGAAAGATGTAATTTTATCATTTAGTTCAGGAAATATGTATATCCATGATTTCAAATATTTAATATCTTTTACTATATGTATTTTTATATTGAGTATATCTGCAATTTGTTTAGGAGATATTCCATCTGATAGCATTATTTTTATTTCTTTAACCTGTAATTCTGTGATTTTACTATTTAATCCTCTATTTTTACCAGTGCTCCCTTTCCTCATATTTTCTTTTGATTCACTACTATGCGCTTTATTGCTCATCGGATGTTTTCCATCACTAAAATCACAATGATTATCTTTCATTTTTTGTTTTGTTTCCTCGGTATGATTTTTCCCATACATCCCATTTAATTCACCATTTAAACTAACCCCATACATCGGATTATTCTCTCCTGTCGAACGCTCTCTTAATTTCAATCTTGTTTCTTCTGATATTTCTTTATTGGAACGACCTCCACTTTCTAAATTATACCCATCCTTTGGATTTGTAGAATTATAATATTTAATCCAATAAGACTCTTTCTCATCTAATAAATTATTTTCCTTAATATATTCTATTACTTCAAATGAAAAATTTTCCTGACCATATTTATTCCAAGATTTTTGAAGATGATTGTTATAATGAATGTTTTTATTTAATAAATTCCTATGAGCAGTAAAACGCTCTCTTTCTGGTTTAGTTGTTTGTCCAATATATAATTTATTATTATTTATATTTAAAATCTTGTATATACAACTAATTTTTACTTCACCTCATCAATAAATTTATATGTTATATTCCTATATTTAGGCATCCAAAACTCTTTAGTTCCTTCAACTTCTTTATATATTTTTTTACCCGTATCTGGATTGACTTCACCAGTGGGTTCCTTTTGAGGTTTTACATCAAAACTTTTAACTAATAGAAAATCACCTTGATTAATTATATTTTTATAATATTGACTTGACCACATTTTTGTTTCAATAATTTCTCCAGTCTTGATCTTGTACACATCAGTCTTGACAATTGATTTCATGACTTCTAGTTCTGAAACATAATATACATCTTCTGAATATTTTTCATCTGAATATGTAATGATCCCAAGTATTTCTTTTTGGTTATCTAAGGTTTCTTTTAGTGTTAATGGAGTATTTTCAATAGTCATAATTATATCTTCTAATAATTCTTTATTTCTGAGTTTAGTTACTTTTTTGGCTGTTTCATTTCCATATTCTAAAACAAAACTTAACTCTAGACCATATCCTTCTATCTTTGTCTTAGAAATCTCTTTAGCATTAGAAAATATATCAGCCCATTTAACAATTTCTTGTAAATATTTTATTTCTCCAAATTTATTGAAATAATTTAATCTAATAAGTTTATCTAAAACAGTTTTATTAATTT